CAACCAAAAAATAAAAATAAACTTGGCACGAAACAAGCGCTGTTGCTTCACACTAAGAACTATGAACCGAAAGTCGAACCGAATGGCGAACCGAAAATGAACCGTAATTGATTGTAAAAATAAAAGATTTAACTATCTGTTTCTGGTAAAATATATTTTCATTCTTTATTTTTTGAGACTAAATTATGTTCAATAAACCTAAGATAGATAAAGAACCGGGATTGACTGGCAACAATACTAATTATGTTTTAAAAGATAAACCTGAATCAGCAGCAGACGTTGCAAAAGTTGAAAAAATACGGGCATATCGTAAAGAAGCATCCCGAAAAGCATCGGTTGCGAATAAAAGAATTAAAAGATTAGAAAAAAATAATCTAACCGAAACCCCCGCCTATCAACAATATTTAAAAAATGGGGCGGCTAAATTTTCAGTAAAAGGAAAAACATATAATGAAGTGCAAAAAGAAGTTTCAAAATTAAACAAGTTTATAAATAGTCAAACTTCAACTATAAGAGGAAGTAATAAAGCCTTAAAGGAGATAGCTTCCAACACTGGAATTAAATATAAAACTATGAAGGAATTACGGGCTAAATCTTCTAAATTTTTTGAGCTTTCAAGTAAGGTTGAACAATATTTAAGAACGGTTGACGATATGGCCAGCGCAATCGGCTATCAAAAAATATGGGAGGCTATAAACGTTTACACAAAAGAAAAAAGTATTGATTTAGGAAACACTACCGCTAGTGTAGATTCAATGGTTGACGCCATTAGGGGGGCAATTAAAGAATATGAAACTAAAAGCAACTATAAGGGCGAAAGCTGGTTCACTCGCTTAATTTAGGTGATAAATGACGCCCTTTAATGAAATTATTAGTGAAATAAATACTTTGAATTTCACGACCACAAAAACAAATAAAAAAATAGAATATATAAATCTTCCATGCGGGTTTGATATTGAAACAACCAGTACAAAACAACAGGATGACAAAATTGCTTTTATGTATATATGGGCTATAGGATTAGGCCACACAAATAAAGTTTTTTATGGTAGAAATTGGGATGATTTTATATGGGTTTGTGAACAATTACAAACCCTTCTAAATCTCAACTTAAATCGTAGGTTAGTTGTTTACGTTCATAACTTGGGTTACGAATTTCAGTTTATGCGACACTATTTTAAATGGTTGCAAGTTTTTGCAGTAGGGGAAAGAAAACCAATTAAAGCACTATGTTCATTTGGTATTGAATTTCGGGATAGTTATATTTTAAGCGGGTTTAGTTTGGAAAATACCGCTAAAAATTTAGTAACTCATAAGGTTAAAAAATTGGTTGGTGATTTGGATTATAGTTTAATTAGAACCCCTGAAACCCCTTTAAGCGTTTCTGAAATGGATTATTGTAGAAACGATATAACAATAATAACCGCTTATATTTCTGAGCAGATAGACATGTATGGGGATATTGTGAAAATTCCGATGACTAATACGGGACGTGTTAGGGCGCACGTTCGCCATGAATGTTATCACACAAATAAAAACCATAGAAAGAGTAGTAAAGGTAAATATATTAGATACCGAAATATTATGAAAGATTTAACAATCGACTCAAAAACGTATATTCAATTAAAAAGAGCGTTTATGGGGGGGTTTACCCATGCTAACGCAAATTATAGCGGAAAAACTTTAAAGAACGTTTCTAGCATAGATTTTACCTCTAGTTACCCTTCAGTAATGGTTGCTGAAAAGTTTCCAATGAGTAGGTTTAAACCTATAGACGTTTTAGATTTAAATGAATTAGAAGAAATTTGTAATAAACATGCGGTTGTTTTCGATTTAAAATTAACCGGAGTAGTAAGTAAATTAAAACAGGAAACTTATATAAGTGAGTCAAAATGTTTTAAACTTTCAAACCCAACTATAAACAACGGAAGAATATATAAAGCCGATGAACTTATTACAACAGTTACAGAAATTGACTATGAAATAATTAAACAGGTTTATGAATGGGAAACAATTTCTGTTTCTAATGTTATATACGCTTATAAAAACTATTTACCCAAAAGCATAATAAAATCAATACTAGACTTATATCAGGATAAAACAATTTTAAAAGATGTTGAAGGGAGTGAAGTTGAATATATGCTTTCAAAAGGTATGCTAAATTCTATTTATGGGATGTGTGTGACAGATATAGTAAAAGATAACGCTATTTACGAGGAAGATTGGGAAACAGAAATTGTAGACATTGAAACCGAAATTGAAAATTATAATAATTCAAAAAACAGATTCCTTTATTATGCTTGGGGGTTATGGGTTACAGCATACGCCAGAAAAAATTTGTGGTCAGGTATTGTTGCCGTAGGGGATGATTATATTTATAGCGATACTGACAGCTTAAAACTTTTAAACTATGAAAAACATACGGACTATATTAAATGGTTTGATTCTGTAATAATTAATAAAATGGAAACTATGTGCGATTATTACGGGTTTGATAAGAAACTATTATCGCCTAAAACTAAATACGGGAAAGTTAAAAAGTTGGGGGTTTGGGATTTTGAAGGAACCTATTCCAGGTTTAAAGCATTAGGAGCAAAACGCTATTTAGTAGAATCCGACGGTAAACTGCAAATAACCGTAGCAGGTTTAAGTAAGCAAAACGGTATAAATTACATGATAGAAAAAGCCAACGGGGATTTATCAAAAGTTTTTGAAATGTTCAACGATTCTCTATATATCCCCGCTGAAAGAACGGGTAAAATGACACATACATACATTGATGACGAATTAAAATTTAAATGTACTGACTACAACGGTAACACGGCAACAATAAACCCACTTTCTAGCATACATTTGGAAAGTTGTGATTTTACTTTATCAATAGCAGATCATTATAAACAGTTTTTAGAAAATCTTTCAAAAGGTTACATTTATAAAGGGCTAAAACACGTATGACTATTTTTTATAATACCGCGAAAATTGATAAAAAAAACGCCACCTATAATATGATTTTTGGCGAACGTTCCAACGGTAAAACATATGCCCTATTGCGTAAATCATTAATCAATTATTTTAATGATGGTTCACAAATGGCATATGTTAGACGTTGGAAAGAGGATATAACAGGTAGAAGAGCGCAACGTTTATATTCAGGAATAAATGAAAACGAGGAAGTTAAAAAACTTTCTAAGGGGATGTTTACGGGGGTTCACTATTGGGCCGGTAAATTCTACCTATGTAATTACAACGAGGCAGGAAAAGCATTATATAGCGATTTAGATGTTGTTGCGTTTACGTTCGCCTTGTCAGACGGTGAGCATGATAAATCAACATCATTCCCTAGCATTTCAACAATCGTTTTCGATGAATTTTTAACGGGTCGTTTATACTTAAATGATGAGTTTGTTTTATTTATGAATACCGTTTCAACAATTGTTAGAAAACGGGATGACGTTAAAATATACATGCTAGGGAATACGGTTAGTAAGTTTTGCCCATATTTTAATGAAATGGGGTTAAAACATATAACTAAAATGGACCAAGGAAGTATAGACGTTTATAAATACGGTGATTCTAAATTAACCGTAGCGGTTGAATATTGTGCTACAGTTAAAACAGATAAAAAAAGTAATAAATATTTTGCTTTTGATAATCCTAAACTAGAAATGATAACCGGCGGGGCATGGGAGCTAGATATTTACCCTCATTTACCGTATAAATATAAACCACAAAATGTTCTTTTTATTTACTTTATAGAGTTCGATTCTAATATATTTCAGTGCGAAATAATTGAATTAAACGGGACGTATTTCACGTTCATCCATGTAAAAACTACTGATATTAAAGAGCCTGACACTGATTTAATATATTCCCTAGACTTTAATCCCATGCTTAACTATAATCGTAACCTATACAATCCGGTTAATAAGTTGCAAGAACGTGTATTGTGGTTCTTTAAAACAGACCGAGTTTTCTACCAAAATAATGATGTTGGTGATACGGTTAACAACTATTTAAAAATTTGTAAGCGGGGTAAATAATGGATTTCATAGTAATCGGTGAAATGATCGAAAGTTTAGGGTTCCCTATTGTTGTTAGTGTGGCGTTGTTTTGGTCTAACAGGGAAACAGTTAAAAATTATAGCGAAATTATCAATCAATTCAGGAATACTATTCATTCCAACACAGTAGCCATGAATCGACTAATCGACAAATTGGACGGAAAATAACCATGTATAACTTTAAAGATAAAGCAACAAACATAAATCAAAATAACCGATATATGTTTGCGAAAACTATTTCTATGTTTGAATATCAAAATTTACCTGAAACAATTCCGTATCAGGAATTAGAAAAAATATTGCAGACTTCCGGTTATGCTTTTATAACGGAAGTTAAAGGTAAACTTTACGCTTTTGCAGGTCATTTGGGAGGGGAACAAGACGTTTACGGAAACCCCCAAAAAATTACAATCAACAATATTTTTCTGAAATTCAACGAAATTTTAAACGTTGAAACAGACGGGGTTTTAATTAGAAGTGACGACTCTTTACAGGGGCTTTTACCGCTATTTAACAAACATAATTTCATGCTAATAGAAAATGATATTAACATGATAATGAATGGATATAATAACCGTTTACAAACCATGATAAGCGCTTCCGATGATAAGACAAAAGCCAGTGCGGAAAAATATATCGAAAATTTAATCGCGGGTGATATTGGTGTAATCGGTTCATCCCCAATGTTTGAAGGGGTTAAAAGTCAATCGGGGGGCAGTCAACAGGGTAGTGCGGTTACGACTTTAATTGAATATCATCAATACATTAAAGCGAGCCTATTTAATGAAATAGGATTGGATGCTAATTTTAACATGAAACGGGAAAGGGTAACGAAAGGGGAAACAGAACAGGGGGATGATATACTTTATCCTTTCATTGATAATATGATGAAATGCCGCCTTTCAGCCATTGAAAAAATAAATGAAAAATACGGGCTGGAAATCGCCATTGATTACGGGTCTGTTTGGAATAAGAAAAATAAAGAAATGGTTGATGATATTGTAACCGCAACAGTAGAAACGCCAGACGTAACGCCAGACGGGACGCCAGACGGGACGCCAGACGGGACGCCAGACGTAACGCCAGACGTAACAGCGGAAGCGCCAGACGTTGCGCCAGACGTAACAGCGGAAGCGCCAGACGTTGCGCCAGACGTTGAAGAAAACAGCGAAAACTCAATCGAACCGAATGACGAAATAGAAGGGAGCAATTTATCAGATACTCAATTAGAAGAAACGACAGAAATTTCATCTGGAGAATCATCGTTGCCATTGTTGAACGAATCATTGCCCGAAAAGATAGAAAAAACCGCGAATAAAGAAACAGAAAAATCTGAAATTGAAGAAATGTTGAGCGATGAAACGTTAACCGATGAAGAACGGGAAACACTTCTATTAATGTTGTCTGAATTGGAAGGGGTTTAAAATGACTGAAAGAACGTTAAAAGAATTTTTAGAAAATGAAAGTTTGTTTGAAAAAATAAACCAATTGGAAAGTTTCCCGTTCCTAGTTAATAACGTTTCAATTATGGATTTAATTCTGATAACTAATTATGGTAGTAAAAAAGTTTTTTCAGCGTTTGAAGGGAACAGTATACAAACCATAGCCGAAATGTTGGTTTTAAATTTTCAAAATAGTTGGGAAAATTACGTTAAAATAGAGTTATTGACGGATAACCCCAACAACCGAAGGGAGGTTACAGAAACAACTAACCAGACTGAAACGCGGTTGAATAGTAAAACAGACGTTAACAAAATTTCAGCTTATAATTCTGAAGATTTGATAAACGATGGGGGGATGAATACAGACGGAACCGATGATTTAGACGGGGAAACGGTTAGAACGTTGGTTGATGAACAAATAAACCAAAAAAATGCGTATGAACTGTTGAGTGCAAATGGAAAGAATAGTATCATCAAATCTGTAATGAACGATATTTCAGGTTATCTAACGTTAGATATTTATTAAAAGGAAAATGATTATGAAAATTACCCAGATTTACGCTCTCGTTAATGAAGCGACAAAAGGAATGCTAGGTGAGACCCTAGTTGTTGAAGAAGATCTTTCAAACATTGTTGATGTTGGTAAGGCAATCGTTAACACCGATGATATTGATAACTACGTTAAAAAGTTGGTCAACCATATCGGTAAAGTTGTGTTTTCCGAACGTTTGTACGCTGGGGGCGTCCCTTCCGTTCTAATGGATTCCTGGGAATTTGGTTCTGTTTTGGAAAAAGTTTCTACAGAAATGCCGGAAGCTACAGAATCGGATTCATGGAAGCTAACTGCAGGACAAGAATATTCCCCTAACTTTTTTTATGAACCGAAAGTTAGTGTTAAGTTTTTTAACAGCAAAACTACGTTTGAAATTCCGCTTTCATTTACTGAAATGCAGGTAAAAGAAAGTTTCTCAAATGCTAACCAATTGAACGGATTTCTTTCTATGCTGACAACCAGTGTGGAAAATTCAATGACTGTTAAACTTGATGCGCTAATAATGCGAACCATTAACAACATGATTGGTGAAACCCTTTATGATGGTTTGTTTGATGGGACTGTTTTGGATACCTCAACAACCAGCGTTAAAGCGGTTAACCTGTTGAACCTTTATAATGCTGAATACGGTACTACCCTAACCGCTGATAAAGTTCTGACTGATTCTGACTTTATCCGGTATGCAACATATACTATGGGTTTGTATGTTGATCGAATGGCGCGGGTTTCTACCCTGTTTAACATTGGGACAAAACAGAAATTTACCCCGAAAGATATGCAGCATTTGGTTCTGTTGTCAGACTTTGCCAAGGCCTCTGAAACGTTCCTAGTAAGCAATACCCAGAATTCTGATAGGGTAACGCTTCCTAACCATGAAACCGTTCCCTATTGGCAAGGTAGTGGCACTGATTACGCTTTCAGTGAAGTATCAGCGATTAACATTGTTAAAGCTGGGGGAACTGAATTGAGCGTTTCGGTTGATGGTATTCTCGGGGTTATTTTTGACCGTGACACAATCGGGGTTTCAAACCTAGACCGGAGGGTTACAACTAACTACAATCCGAAAGCGGAATTTTATACAAACTTTTATAAATTCGATGCTGGTTTCTATAATGATTTGAATGAGAATTTTGTTGTGTTTTTCGTAGGGGAATAACTACCCCGTGAAATTAATCAGGGGATGCTTAATGCGTCCCCTTTTTTTTTGAGGATATAAAATGTTGCTAACACTATATAAAACATTGGATGGGGATAACGTTATAAATAAAGTTTTAACTAACTCTGAAAATTTCACAATAAATCTAAAATCTGATACAGATATTAGATCGCCTGAAATTGTTTTAAAAACTGTTTCATCTGTTGATTATAAAGATTATAATTATTGCCATATTCCAGAACTAAATAGATTTTATTTTATAAGAGAAACAGTGATATTAAATAACACTGTTTTCAAATTGATTTGCGAAACAGATTGTTTAGAAACTTTTAAATCTGATATTATTTCTAGTAATTGTTATTACATGAAAGAAATTTCATCCGGAGAATATGGAGAAGTCAAAGTAAATAAAACAGGCAACCAATTAGTTAATAATTACATTAGCTCAATTGAAATGGTTGAAAGCGATAATGTAATTTTAAGTCTGTTAAAGGGGAAAGTTTATGGCAGCTAATATTGATGTGTTTTTTGTTGAAGGGGAAAACAATTTCGCCATTGATATAATGGAATGGGACGGCTATGTTTATGGCGCGGTTTTAGGAACCATTCCATTAGGCGAAAATTTTAATTTAGTAGAAGGCGATTATCCCAATAATTCGAGACTGGTTGTTAAACCTAATCCGGGGGCGGAAGTTTTAGGGGTTTCTGTTTCTGATAACACTCAATCTTGGGATCCTGGATTAGGTTTCTCCTTAGTTGCCGGATTTTATTCTGCTGGTATTAACCTAGCCCCATATTCAACTAACGGCGAATTAGCAACAATAACCGCCGATGTTATTGGTGGTAGTGGGCCGGTTACTTTATCCCCGTTCAACGTTTTATTTTTGTTGAATAATGAAAAATTAGTTAAGTTGTCGGAAGTTGATATTTATAGAAACACTTCAGGTGGTAGTACTGAACGTGTTAACGAAAGTGAATATGTTATAAATTTACTATCAATTCCTTTCGAGTTTCCTGCTGAGGCAATTGGGCCTGATATTGAAATAGATATGGGTAGTCTTTCAACCGGAGTTATTGCCCCCAGAATTAATGTTGATATTGTAACAATTCCGGTTGGTGATATAACTGTAGGGGATTTAAAAAATAATAGTTTAGATTTTTATGAAACAACTTATGAGCTTTTTTTACCGTTTGTTTCAGAATCAATTCAACTAGATTATTTTGATGTTATAGATAAAATAATAACTATTACGTATGTTTTAGATTGTTATACTGGGGATGTGACCGTAAACATTAGCAACGGCGGTGATGAATTAATTTCTAGTTTTAAAGCTGAAACAGGACGCGAAATTCCTATACAATTATTCGGAGAAGCTAGTAGGCAATTAACAGGTTTTAGAGGGTTATACAATGACGTTAAAAGTGCGTTTATTAGAAAAACATCCCCCGAATTAGTGGAAAGTTCCTATAATTTAGTTTCTAAAAATGGTAATCTAACGAACGTTTTCGGGTATGTTGAAGTTGAAAACATAAATCTAAAAACGTCCGCTAATTTAGTAGAAAAAACCGAAATACTTTCATTACTTTTAAACGGGGTTTATATAAATGAATAACATGGTTGATATTGGCTATAAATTTCTAGGCGTTAAAGGTACGGAACGTTTAAAACTTATTCAGTATTATAATGAAAATTGTGTTTCACTGGTTAAACCGTCAAGGCGCTACAGGATGAAGCATAGTGATAATTGGTGTGCTATGTTTACGAGCGTAGTAGCCCATAAAGCGGGGTTTAATAAAGATAATTTCCCTTTTGAGGTTTCAGTTTTTGAACAAGTTAAAATAGCTAAAGAATGGAAAACGTTTGTTAAGGGTTCAAGCGGTATCAATGAAGGGGATTTAATTATTTATGATTGGTTTACAGATGGGACGTTAGACCATGTTGGAATTGTTGCAGAAGTTACAGGGGATTATCTAAAAGTAATTGAAGGCAACTATCAGAACACTGT